GTCATATTCTGTCCTGCGTTCCACGACAGCAGGTCCTAAGTAACCACCGTATTTTAAAGCTCCTCTAGAAATTATTATTCTTTCTCCGGGAATAGTAACACTTCTTGCAAAAACACATCCGACATTTTGTCCGGAGTTTAAAGTCGCTTCTTCTCCTAAAATTATATTTAATACGTCTGGAGTGTCGCTAGACCAATTTTCCAAGGCTCGTAAATATTCGGCAGATTTTTTTAAAACTGTAACATCTTTTAAAGTATGAAATTCCACTCTCCACAAAGAACCTAAAGAGGGCATGTATCCAGCTTCACTGAATACATTTGTAAGATAATATTGGAAAGGACCTTTAGATGCCATTATTTATACTTAGGGTATAAACAATTATTTGGCACTTTCCCAGTATTGATAAGCAATCACTGCATCTTGTTCAACAACTGTACCAGCATCAGTGGCATCTAAAGCATATTCCCCCAGATTTACACAGAAAGCTCCTACCAAGCGGTATGTAATAGTAGGATCTCCTCTTTTATCCATTAGAGCCAGTGTAATCGTCCCCAAATCACCCATACTGTATGCTCCTTGAGTAGTAGCATCATCAAAAGTAGCTCGAGTCCAGAATTCTAATTTTCTACGGATCAATAAATCTTGAGGCATTCTAAATTTAACTGTCCAAGCTTCACTACCTGGATAAGAGGCAGTTCCTGGCACATTAAATTTCATACCCATATAAGCAACATTCACCACATTGATACTTCTTTTAGGCAAAGTAGTGGATGTAACATAAACCAAATCTGACGAATCAAATAACACTCCGCCACCAGCGCGACCTCCATCAATACTGAGAATTCTGAAAAGATTTTTACGAGCAAAATCTCTCTGTCTGGTGTTTTGATAAAAATCTGTTATGCTTTGACCCTGAAATATATTAGACATAAAATTATAATATTACTTATCTATTAAGAGGTAATTTCATTGAAATCAGAACCAGAACGTGTAGCCACAAAATCAGCTAATATAAATTCTGCAGTGCGTACTGGTTGAATATAAATTGCTATCTTCAATGTATTGTCATCAATAACGTCTGGCGTGTTATTACGTTCATCACAAATAATACGGAAGTCATATAAACCATCACTATTCTTGGCCTGATTAAATAATGGCAATAAAGAATTTACCAAACGCAAACGAGTTGTATAAGTATTACCTTCAAATACATAGTACCTCAAGAGTCTCTGTACCACTTTTTCTAAGGTTAAGAACAATCTACGCACATTAATTCTATCAAACGCAGATGGCTTATTAAAGAGGGTCTTTTGTCCGAAAATAACATATCCATCTCCTGGAAAGTAAGCTACTGGATTGATATTAATTTTGTACAACAGGTCTCGATGTTTTTGTGTAGGATTAATAGCAATATCTACTATACCAGTTAAAGTGCCTCTAGCAAAACCAGCCGGAGCACTCCAAGGATAATTGGTTGCAGAAGACAACGCAATATCAGCTGCTACAAATCCAGACATAGGAATCCATACATAATTGTTAGAATCAGTACCAGAGACTTTTGCCCAATTACCATAGGTTGCTCCATAGCTAGTCACAATGTTTCCGTATAGATTTTTAAGAGCCCAAAAAATGTCTGTAGAAAAATTATAGCCAGCTTTTTTAGTTGCTTTAACATTTGGACCATCTGGCCCATTTAAGAAAATGTAACGCAACGGATCTGCAATAAACATATGGTCTTTACGGGTTTTTTCTGCAAAGGTAGCCATCTGAGATACAATTGACACATAATCATCTTTTAACACACTACTAAAAGTTGCAATATCTTGATTAAATAACGCAGTCAATTCTGTTGCTGGAACTGGTTGAGTTGTATCAAAATATAAACCACTATAACCAGAATTTATAGTTTGGTAAATTCTTTCTCTACTTCTTGCTCCGGCGTAAATAGTGCCAAGACCCGCTTCTGCGAAAAGATCTAATTCAGTATCTAGATCATCTAATCGGTTTAATACTCTTCTTAATTTGTCTGGAACATTACCAAGTTCTTGTCCTACATCTTGGCTCTGAACAAAAGTTCCAGCTGCGTATATGTTTTTAGCTTCTGGGTTTAGTCTGACAGTTTTTACTACATTACCAGAACCATCTAACCAATTATTACTATTAGCAATCCACGGATTGACTATCATCTTAATGTCTGAAGATTCTAGATTAGTTATCTTTTCTAAGGAGAAAGAAACTGGAGCCCCTCCCTTTTGATTGTTTTGTGTTCTTCCAGAATATAAAGAACCCGTATGTCCTTCTTGAATTATGTAATCCAATTTAATAGTATCTTGTCCGTAAGTGGAAGTTCTTATTTTAAACAACATTAAGGTCAAACTATCATTGTAAGTTGATGAACCAAAATCAGACAAAAGGGGAAATTGTTCAATAGCTTGAGAAATACTAGTTCCACCTTCTGTAGAAGTACTGGATAACTTGAAACTTAAACGGGAAGCTGGTATATTGGTCCAAGTCTGCACTCCACTAGTTCCACCAGTGACTGTCTTTGCACCGGTCAAGGCGTCAAAATTGGTGGCTGGGTTATTATTTGAATTGTCTGCCAGACCAACATAATAACCTTCATATTTGTCATTAATAGTTGTTTTTGAAGAATTTACAATAACAATGCCTGCATTTTTTAAATAATTTGCATTGTTTCCAGAGAATGAAGAATATTTACTACTCCAATTTACATCATTAGTAACCAAAGAATGGTATTCTTCTTCATTCAACTGAATAGAAATTGGCTGACCGATTATAAAATTATTAGCCAGTTCATAAGGCAATGCTTTTGTAGATGCAGTCTCTATATAACTAGTTAAAATGTTAACTGTAGGAGTTTCTATGGTAGCAGATAAATTTGAATAACCATTGGTATAAACTGGAGACATTGTGGTAACATCCGTAGACAATGTTATAGTCGTTACGCCGTTGAAGAAATAGTGGGAACCAGCCAAATTTTCTGTAGACATCAACGGAGTTACAGTAGAAACTTGTTTTGTATAAGTAGCTATAACCGGATAAACCAAAGCCGCATGAGTATTAGCAAAACCAGCTCCCATTCCAGA